GGGAGTAACCCGCGCGGCGGAAGCTTTTATACCTAGAAAAGCCTTAACTACCCTGCAACGAGAACTATCCAACGTTGCTCAACGAACGAACACGGTCGAAAAAGCTTTTGCCCGCCTTGTAGAAGGTATTGGTACGGCAAGCATAAGTGCAGCGGCGTTAGATACTGTAAATAACGCACTTAAAGGTTTAGCAACATCAACAGCCGCAACTGCGGCAGGGTTTTCTGACTTAAGTGACACAGCTCGACTTGCACTACGGACTCTTGTCCCTGGTTTTACGGAACTCGATGCAGCTAGTCAGCTTTCTGCTAAGTCTATAAATACTGTTCAATTTAAACTGCAACAACTTTTAAATAGTACAGAAGGATTTAGAGAGTTTATACAGAATTTTGGTACTTTAAATAGTGTAGCCGGTGGTGCAACAGCTGCGCTAGTTTTACTTGCAGGTGTTGTCGAAAGTCAGCTTTCTAAAGAACTTTACGGGCTTGAGCAGGTATCAAGTAACGCGTTAAAAGGGCTAGCTGATGATGCAGCAAGAGGAGTTAGCGAGCTTGAGCGAGTTATTAAAGTTACTCAAGGCACAGCTAATCAATATCGGCGTCTAATTAAACTAGGTGAAGAACGTATTGCAAATGTACGTTCTGAATCAGTTGAGGCTGCCCGTGCTGCAAATACTATCGCTCAAGCACAAAAACGACTTAACGACGAGCTTCGTGAACAAGCAGATCTAATTAAAGCAGCCCGTGGAACGAATATAACCGAGCTTGAAGCTGCAAAAGGGCGTAAATCTATTGAAACAAGGAAAAAAAGAGAAGAGTTTGTTGAACAACAAAAAAGAGATAGAGAAGACTTTATTAACAAGCAGAACGAAGACCTGCTTCAAGTTAAACAAGCTATTCTTAAATTAGAGAATCGCGGTATTTCAGCTTTAGAGGAAAAACTCGCTGTTCAGCGTAACATTACTAATGAAGCAACTCTTCAAGCACAAGCCGAAAAAACACGAGCAGAGCAAGTTGCTGCGGCTCAGTTAGGTCGCGGGAAGGGGTTATCCTTACCTACGCGCACTTCTTATAGAACAGCGGGCTCTTTAGGATTCCCTGTTGCTCTTCCGGAAATAGAGCAAGATAGACGAATAGCCCAAGAAAAAGCCCGAAGAGACTCTGCTCAAGCTGCTTTAAACCAACAAAAAACAAACACTTTTTTAACTAAGGGTGTAACTGCTTTAAGGGCACAAGTTGCTATCGCGCAGCAGTTAGATGGTGTGTATGACGGCATTGTTGCTTCTCTAGAAAAAATAAACCGGCGCCAAGGTCAGTTATTGCGTGCAAGACAAAACAGGGGTAACAGACAGCAGTTAGGCGCAGAAAACCTTAAACTTTTGCAGCAAATAAACAACCTAACTACTAACAGAATAACAAAAGAGTCTATTAAAAATAGGCTGTTTGAAGCAGGTGTAAAAATCAAAAACAATGAATTTGAAGAGGTAAAACGTATTCAAAAAGAAGTACGCAATTTGATCGGGTTAGAAGACAAGCGAATACAAAGAGCTAAACGTTTGGTTGAATTTAATAAAGCTCGAAGAAAGCAGCGGCGAAAAGAAAGACAAAATGCTCAAGAAAATGCACTTATTGGCGGCGCTTTTCCCCTGCTGTTCGGGCAAGGACTTGGTGCGTCAGCTGGCGGTGCTTTAGGGGGTTTCCTTGGTGGTAAGGCGGGGGGTCAACTTGGTTTCGGTCTTTCCCTGGTTGGCACGGCTATTGGTCAAGCTTTTGACGACGCGACTAAACGTGTTAATGAAATGGGTAACGCACTTAGAAGTTTAGATTTAAACGCCTTAGAACAATCAGCAATACGAGTATCTGAAGAGCTTAAGTTTCAAGTTGAAAAACTAAAAGAATCTGGACAGTTTGCTCGTGCTAGAGCCTTAGTTGAGCAGACTGTTGCACGACAAACGGGGAGCACAGCAACAGTAATTAAAGACATCGCTAATGCAGGAAATTTAGTTAAAGCAGCTTTTGACGAGGTAGTGGCCTCTGGCAGTGTTTTGCTTGGTGCGGTTGCTGCTCCTTTTGCCGCTGTTTTAGCGGGTATTTTAAAAGTAGTAGCTGAGATATTTAAAATCGTAAACCGAGGTATTTCTTTTGTCGGTAATTTACTTAGAAAAGTCGAGGATATAATAGACCCAGGTAAAACCATTCAAAAAACTATCGAAAGCATTGCTCCTAGTGTGGCGGAAGCAACAGCAGAAATGAAGAAATTTGCAGAAGAGCTAAACCGTACTCTTCAGATTGCCCAAGAAACGGCTGATATAGATCTAGCCAAAACAAGAATAGGCCCTGGTAATACTGCAGATAATAAACTTGCTAGAGCTCGTATCGAATATCAGCGTGAGTTAGTCAGTATTCAAAATAATATAAACGACAAACTGAAAGAAGCCGCAAAACTTACGGGTAAGGAACGTATTGATACGGCTAAGAGCATCTTATTGCTAGGAACTAAACAAAAGAGGATAGCAGAGCTTAACTTTAACCGCACTCAAATAAACATTAAAGCTCAGGAAGAGCTTCGTATTGCCCGTGCCCTTGAAGAAGTAGAAAAGCGTAGAGCAAGGATTATAAAAACACGTTTGGACCGTATTAACACAGAACTAAATGCAATACGAGAAAGAAATCAATCAGAATTTGACCTGCGTGCTTCTGATGCAGAATACCCGCGTGCAACCCCTTTCAAAGGCCCTACCCAAGAAGAAGTTAAACAACAAAAAGTTAACGAAATTATTAGAGGACAAACTAAGGAACTCGCTGACTTAAACAGTAAAAATTTAGACGAAAAAATAAGAAAACTAAAGGAAGAAACTATCGAAAACCGAACAAATCTAGCTCTTAATCGTTTAAATGCGGAGTTTACAAACAGAAGACGTGAGGCTCAAGAAAGCCTACTTATAAGTGCACAAAATGAAATAGACCTTATTGACGCTAAAATAAAAGGTAATCAAACAGAAGTACGTATAAACCAACAACTAGAGGCCATACAAAGAAGCGTAGGCACTCTAAATGCTAAGGAAATACAGAACTTGCGACAAAAACTGCTGTTACTTGAACAGAGAAAACAACTCGAAAAAGAGTTTAATCTTGAGCAAGAAGCTCGATTTACTGGTGCAGGTTTAAAAGCCGGTTTTATAGGTGAAGCTGGAAAAATTTTTGAAGGCACTTTAATTGGTGGTGGTACAGAGCAAGAAGCCCAAAAGCTTGCTGAACTAACCAACCAGTTGGTTCTTGCTCAAACAGAGGCAAGAGCTTTAGAGCAAGCTGTGGTTGGTATAGGCGAAGCACTTGCAACTACGCTAACTACAGGCGTTAATGAACTGGTTGCTGGAACGAAGAGCGCCCAAGAAGTATTTGCCGACTTCTTGAAAAACATTGCACAGCTGCTGCTTAAAACTGCCGCACAAATGATCGCAACCTACACCGCTATCGGTGTTGCACGCCTGTTTGCAGGTGTTCCTGCAGGTGGCGATGACAGTTTTGGAGTACCCAATATTGTTCTTGATAGTGTCATAGGCGCGAGAGCAAATGGTGGTCCGGTTAAAAGCGGCAGCCCCTACATCATCGGAGAGCGTGGTCCCGAACTCTTCGTTCCACGCTCCAGCGGCAGGGTAGTTCCCAACGGTCGCTTCGGCGGTGGCGGTGGAGGCGATGTTAATGTCGTCGTCAACGTTGACGCCAAGGGCTCCAACGCTCAAGGCAGCGACAGGGATGCGAAGGCGCTTGGTTCGGCCATCGGCATCGCAGTAAGATCAGAATTAGTTAAGCAGAAGCGGCCTGGAGGTTTGTTGGCAAGCTAATGGCTACTTTTCCCGACTACGACCCTCTGTATGGAGCGGTCAAGACAGTAGAACCTGAGTTTCGTACCGTCAGATTTGGCGACGGTTACGAGCACAGGTTCATATTGGGGCTCAACAATAATGTGCGTAAGTATGATTTAACTTTTGACCTTGAGGATGACGACGCAAACGTAATTGAAAGTTTCTTGCGGGATAGAGTTTTAGATCAAGAGTCGTTTACATGGCGACCACCGACCTCAGGCACGGATTACAAGTGGGTTTGTGAATCCAGAACACGCGAACTTTACGCCCCAGGTCGCAGCCGCCTGCAACTAACTTTCCGCGAAGTATTTGAACCCTGATGGCAGTACCCGTATCAGACCTCCAAGCTGTTGCCCCTGGTTCGGTAATCGAGCTGTTCGAGCTGCAACTCGACGCAACGCTCCATGGTGCATCAACGCTTTACCGCTTCCACGCAGGCTCGAACCTAAACGCAAACGGCGAACTTGTCTGGAACGGCAACAACTACTTGCGCTATCCAGTCGAGGCAGAGGGTTTCGAATACACAGGTAACGGCCAACTGCCGCGACCATCAATCCGCATTTCTAACGCCTTAAACCTAATCACCGCCTTACTTTTGACGGTGCCTGACGGGATAGAAGGTGCAAAAGTAACCAGGATCAGAACACTGGCGCGTTATATCGACGCTGCAAACTGGTCAACAGGCGTCAACCCGCTTGGTACGCCAGACCCAACAGCAGAATTCCCACGTGAAATCTACTACATTGACCGCAAATCAATCGAGAATGCATCGATTGTCGAGTTTGAGTTAGCGGCAGCTTTCGACCTTGCAGGAGTCAGAGCACCTAAACGGCAGTGCATCGGAAATGTTTGCCAATGGGTTTACAAATCTGCTGAATGCGGTTACAGCGGATCGCTACCAGATTGCACCAAAACAGTCGAAGGATGCAAAGAGCATTTTGGCGAAAACGGTGAACTACCTTTCGGAAGTTTCCCTGGCATTGGAACGTATTTCGTATGAAGTGGCACACTGACGCTCTCAAGCACGCCGAAGCCGAACACCCGCGTGAATCATGTGGTGTGCTTGTGGTTATCAAGGGGCGCAAGCGTTATTGGCCTTGCAAAAACTTGTCAGCCGATAACCAGCAATTCATCATGGACCCGCTTGACTATGCCAACGCGGAAGACAAAGGTGACATCCTCGCAATTATCCACAGCCACCCAGTAACGGCACCCGTACCAAGCCAAGCCGACTTAATTTCAATCGAAAAAACAGGGTTGCCTTGGTATATCGTCAACCCAACGCTGAAGCAGTGGAGCGACGAAATAAAACCATCAGGCTACAAAGCACCTCTGATCGGCAGACCTTGGGTTTGGGGTGTTACAGACTGTTGGAATTTGGCATGGGACTGGTACGCCCAGCAAGGATTGGAGTTGCGTGATTGGGAACGGCCCATCACACCTGAGATTTTTGACGCGCATCCGATGTTTGACGACTGCTGGCGCGATGCAGGTTTTGTTCAGTTGAAGCCGGAAGAGCAGTTAGAGCCTGGCGACTTCTTGCTGTTCAGCATCGGCAAGAGTAGGTTCAATCATTGCGGCGTGTATATCGGTGATCAGTTGGTGCTGCATCATCTTCGGCAGCGGTTGTCATCACGGGATGTGTACGGCGGTTGGCTAATGAAATGCACCGAGCGGAGACTGCGCCATCCCGACATGCGTAAAATGGAGTAATACTCAACCTTGCCATGCTGCGAAAAATTCGTGTCTACGGCAAGCTGGCGAAATTTTTAAAACGCCGTGTGTTTGAGGCTGATGTGGCGAGTGCTGCTGAAGCTGTGCGATTTTTGCTGGCTAATTTTCCGCAGCTAGAGCCGCACATGAATGATCAATACTATCGAGTGAGTGTTGGCGATTACAGCTTGACTTTGGATGAACTGCACGACCCTGCTGGTATGCAGGAAATTAAGATTGTGCCGGTTATCGGTGGTGCGGGTAGCGGTTCAGCACAGATTTTAGTTGGCGTGGCAATCATCGGTTTGAGTTTAGGTATTGGTGCCATTGCTTCTGCTGGAGTTGGATTAGGAGGGTTTCTCGGTATTGGTACTGTCGGCACTGCTTTTGTCGGTATTGGCGCGGCCATTGCGCTTGGTGGTGTTGCAACGTTACTAACACCCACACCAGAAACCCCAACGGGACCAGACACCCAAAAAGACCCACGAAAAAGCTTTAGTTTCAGCGGTATTCAACAGACAAGTCGCCAAGGCGTACCGGTGCCGATTGTCTATGGTGAAACCATCGTCGGATCAGTTGTGATTTCCGTCGGCGTAGACACCGAGAAGGTCAGAGTATGAACAGGATTTATGGTGCTGGCGGCGGTGGCGGCGGCAAAGGTGGGGGCGGCGGCAGCAGTTCGTCTGGCGGTGGATCGCCTGACATCGAACAGGATAATCTTGAGTCAACACAGTATGCACAGGTACTTGACTTAATCAGTGAAGGTGAAATTGAGGGTCTGGTTGACGGCAACAAGTCGATTTTTCTAGACAACACTCCACTTCAAAATGCAGACAACTCCTACAACTTCCAAAACGTAAGCATTGAAAGACGCACCGGCACCCAAGCGCAATCAAGAATAAAAACCATTGATGGTACGTCAAACCCAATTCCCGTAAACGTTAGGGTAAACTTTGGTACACCTATAACAAGACAAATTACAGATACAGATGTCGATGCAGTTCGAATAACTTTAAACTTTCCGCAACTTACTAGTATCGAAAAAGACGGCGACCAGCGCGGCGCAAAAGTAAAAGTCGAGTTCAGTATTTCGTATGACGGCGGCAGTTTTAATAGCGTTTTAATCGATACAGTTAAAGGCCGAACCCTTAACCCGTACAAGCGAGATTACAGGTTTAACTTAAACACTTTTACAACGTCTGCCATTATTGAAGTTAAGCGTTTATCAGAGCCTGCTGCTGACTACCAAGCTGATAATAATCTGCAGCAATATGCAAACGATTTTGATTGGCAACTTTATGAGGAAATTAAATATGCAAAGCTTCGCTATCCCAACTCTGCCCTTGTCGGCATAAGGATTGACGCCTCACAATTTAACAGCATCCCAACTCGTAAATATCGAGTGCGGGGCATCAAAGTAAGGATTCCTAGCAACGCAACAGTCGATCTGCAGGGTAAAAACCAAGGAAGGTTGAAATACACAGGTGTCTGGGATGGAACGTTTTCTGCTGCGACCTGGACTAACGATCCAGCCTGGTGCTTATACGACCTGCTGATCAATACCCGTTACGGCGCATCAATCCCTGAGGCGTCACTGGATCGTTATGACTTCTATTCGATTAGCCAGTATTGCAACGCTCTAGTTAGCGATGGCAAAGGCGGTCAGGAGCCAAGGTTTAGCTGCAACCTGCTGCTAAATAGCCGCGATGAGGTCTACAACGTCATCCAAGAGATGACCAGCCTGTTCCGTGGCATTGCTTACTACGGCGCTGGTTCACTAGTGCTGCAACAGGACAAGCCAAGCGATTCGCAATATCTGCTTGGTCCGAGCAATGTCGTAGACGGCATTTTCAATTATTCGGGCACATCACAAAAGGCGCGGCATACCACCGCAACTGTGGCGTACCAGGAATACGACACTCAAGGCGAAGT